GAACTGTAATGGGAATTGTCACATTAGATGAAGTTAGTTATGATACAGAGTTGCTATCAGATGATGGTAACTTAATCGTAGCACACTTAGTAGAAGCAGATACTAGAATGCGTGAAGCACAGATAATGATCGGGCTTATGAAATCAGCTAGTGTATCGCTGATCAACGATCTTAAAACTAACCACCTCACGGACGAGGCATTAGCTACAGAGGAAGTAGAACCAACTAAGGAGTAAGGCTCTTGCCTTTTGTTAAACATAAGCAACCGTGTCCTGCTTGTGGAGGGAGCGACCCAGTTTCAGTTAACGCTAATGGATCTGGGTGGTGCTTCAGTTGCAGTACATATTTACCAGACTACGGCACAACGGAAGTGCAACAACTCGACACCTTAACGGAATTTGATGTGTGTCCCAAGGACAGTACAATGAACCACAACTCAACAGCTACATACAATGCATTGACTGACCGCAAGATAAGTTTAGAAACAGCGAAGAAGTACGGTGTTAAATCAACAACCAACGGCACGAAGATAGACAAGCACTACTACCCTTACTACAATGGGCATGAGTTCGCGGCAACCAAGGTTCGTAGGCAGGATAAGAACTTTGCGTGGACAGGTAGCCCGAAGGATGTAGGATTGTTTGGCGAGAACCTGTTCAAAGCAGGTGGTAAGTTTATAACTTTAGTAGAAGGTGAGTGTGATGCGATGGCCGCTTATGAACTTATGGGGAGTAAGTGGCCTGTCGTTTCTATTAGATCAGGTGCGTCAGGTGGAGTGGGCGATGTTAAGAATAGTCTTGAGTACCTTGAGTCATTCGAGACTATCTGTATTAATTTTGACAACGACAAGGTGGGCAAGGAAGCCGCGATAGCTGTGGCTAAGCTACTCACCCCCAAGAAAGCTAAGATAATGACACTGCCAGTAGACTACAAAGATGCTAACGATATGTTACGCAAGGGTAGACACGCAGAGTACGTCAGTTCTTTTTGGGACGCTAAACTTTATACACCTTCTGGTGTACTGAACATGTCCGAACAGCTTGAAGCATATCAGAAGCTACGGTCAGAAAAGAAAACAGCTATACCTTATCCTTGGTATGGCCTCAACAAGAAGCTAGAAGGCATGAGAGCAGGTGAGCTTGTGACCCTTACAGGCGGCACAGGACTAGGTAAGTCTTCTGTGACCAGAGAGATTGAACACTGGTTGATAAATAAAACAGAAGATAACGTAGGTGTGTTAGCACTTGAAGAGAGTTGGTCACGTACTGCTGAAGGTATCATGGCAGTGGAAGCAAACGCCAAGCTACATCTTGATAGTGTTAAGGCTGAGTTCAGTGAAGAAGAACTGGATGGCTACTTCAACAAAGTCTTTATGGGCGAGAACAAAGGTCGGGTATGGGTACACGCCCATCACGGTGTCAATAACCTTGAAGAGATCTTTAGTAAGCTACGCTACATGATCATTGGTTTAGATTGTAAGTGGGTTATAGTTGACCACCTTCACATGCTTGTTCTGTCTACGCTTGAGAACGACGAGCGTAAAGCTATTGATCAGATCATGCACCGATTGCGTACTATGGTAGAGGAGACAGGGTGCGGTATGATCCTAGTGTCACACCTCCGCAGAGTAGAGGGCAACCGTGGGCATGAGAACGGAATAGAGACAGGACTAAATCATCTCAGAGGGTCACAAAGTATTGCTCAGTTGAGTGACTGTGTGATTGCACTGGAGCGTAACCAACAATCAGATGATCAGATAGAAGCATCGACCACAAAGGTCAGGGTGTTGAAGTCTAGGTACACCGGAGATGTTGGCATTGCTTCTCAGTTGCTGTATGATAACAGTACAGGACGGCTCAGAGAGCTTGGTGACTACGATGAATCACAGTTCGCAGAGGAAATAATATGAGTAACTTAGTATTTGATATAGAAGCAGACGGCTTAGACCCCACAAAGATTCATTGCATCGTGGCTCAAGACGTAGACACGAAGGATGTGTTCACGTTTGACAACACTCAGCTAGAAGCAGGGTACGGTCTATTACGTGCCGCAACTAAACTGATAGGCCATAACTTGATAGGCTATGACATCCCTGTCATTAAGAAAATTTCAGGCATAGACCTGTTCGACAAGAAGATCGTTGATACACTCGTACTGTCACGCCTCTTCAAGCCAACACGCGAAGGCAACCACGGACTTGAAGGGTGGGGCTATCGTCTAGGCTTTAAGAAAGGAGACTTTGGAAAGCAAGACGATGCTTGGGACGAGTACACACCTGAGATGCTAGAGTATTGTAAGAATGATGTACTTCTTAATACTAAAGTATATGAAGCACTCAAGGTTGAGAGTCGCGGCTTCACACCTGAGTCAGTACAGATAGAACATGCAGTAGCTAAGATCATTGATCAGCAACGGTACAATGGTTTTGTTTTAGACCTTCAAAAGACAATGCTTTTAATGGCTATGTTTGAAACTAAGCTACATGATCTAGAGTCAGAGGTACAGGAAGAGTTTCGGCCTGTAGTCACTACTCAGATACTGACACCTAAGTTCATAGCAACAGGCGCAGTAGCCAAGACAGCCACTGATCAACACGGTAGTGGTGTGCGGCTATCTGACGAGGAGCATGAGAGACTATCGTTGGACATAGACTGTAAGCCCATTGCTCGTAAAACTGAAACGCCTTTTAACTTAGGTTCGCGCAAGCAGATTGGTGAGTACCTAATTCGTTTTGGTTGGAAGCCGCAGAAGCATACACCTACAGGTCAGCCCATTGTGGACGAAGCAACACTAAATAAAGTTAGAGGTATTCCACAGGCTTTGTTGATTGCTAAGTACCTGATGGTACAGAAACGCTTGGCTCAAACTAAGAGTTGGATAAAGGAGCTTGATGAAACTACTGGAAGGGTACATGGTTACGTCAATCCTAATGGTGCAGTGACATCGCGCATGACTCATTCACATCCTAACATGGCTCAAATTCCTAGTAGTTCGTCACCGTATGGCGAAGATTGCCGATCTTGTTGGACAGTGCCAGAGAACTATCGTCTGGTTGGGATCGACGCTTCTGGGCTTGAGCTTAGAATGTTAGCACATTATTTAAATGACGAGGGCTATACAAATGAAATTCTCAACGGAGACATACACACCGCTAATCAAAACCTTGCAGGGCTTAAATCAAGAGATCAAGCAAAGACTTTCATCTATGCCCTCTTGTACGGAGCAGGAGATGCAAAGCTTGGGTCTGTGGTTGGAAGAGGTAGGGCGCATGGTAAAGGACTTAGACAACGCTTCTTTGATGGTCTACCATCATTTAAGAAACTTACGGACAGAGTACAAAGAGAAGCTACAAGCGGATTCGTTAAAGGACTAGACGGACGTAAGCTTACAGTGCGCTCAGAACACGCGGCACTTAACACCTTGCTACAGGGTGCAGGAGCAATCGTGATGAAGAAAGCACTGATCATCTTAGACCAGAAGATAGCTAAGAATGGGTACGATGCTAAGTTTGTAGCCAACGTACATGACGAATGGCAGATAGAGTGTCACCTTGATGATGCAGTAGAGGTAGGTAAGCTAGGTGTCCAAGCTATTAGAGAAGCAGGGTGCATGTTTAATCTTAACTGTCCACTGGACGGAGACTATAAAGTCGGGGAGAACTGGAGTGAAACACACTGATCAGCTTGTAATGTTTGAAACGTGTCACTCCGCATTGAAAAGCCATGAAAGTAAGCTGTGTCCCAAGTGTTTTGAAGTTAAGCCACTAGAACACTTTCCATGGAAAAGTGGCAACCATGTTTTTAGAAGAGAGAACTGTAGGTCTTGTGAAAAGCACCTAAACAGAGTCAGGCTTGAGCTAAGAGAAAAGCACGGTATGCCTGATGATAATTACATTTGCCCAATCTGCAATAAAAATAGCGAAGAGGCAGGTAAAAAAGGAGGGCAACACGCGGGCTACTGGGCGTTAGATCACTGCCACGAAACGCAGGAGTTTAGGGGGTGGCTATGTCACCTATGCAACAGAGCCTTGGGCTGTTTTAAAGATGATGTACCTAGCCTACAGAGAGCTATAACTTATTTAAAAGGAAGCAACTAATGAACCTTAATACTTTAGTACCTGACATCTATAGTCACTTAGAAAAACTATCAGAGGGTGAGCCTTTACCCCTGACTGATGCCGACATAGACAGAGCCGTACAAGGTATGACAGAGGCTCTACGTTCTTGGGCAACTCCTCGCAAACGAGATACTAACTTCACTGTACGCATGTCTAACGTAGGCAAGCCCTCACGCCAGTTGTGGTATGAGAAGCGTGACCCTCAAGGGCGTGGCGGTATTGATGGGCCAACACAGATTAAGTTTCTATACGGCCACTTGCTTGAAGAGATTGTGTTGATGCTAGTACGCATGGCAGGTCACGAAGTAACAGACGAGCAGAAAGAAGTTACAGTTGACGGCATCGTAGGCCACATGGATTGCAAGATCAACGGTGAAGTAGTCGATGTTAAGACAGCCTCTCGCTTTGCGTTCAACAAGTTCAAGGAAGGACGCTTAGCTCAAGATGATCCGTTCGGTTACTTGGGTCAGCTTGCAGGGTATGAGGCGGCAGAGGGTACAGAGAACGGTGGCTTCTTGGTGTTGAACAAAGAGAGCGGTGAGTTGTGCATGTATGTCCCTGATGATCTTGACAAGCCTAACATCCGATCATCTATTGGTATTCTTTTACCTGCACTAGAGCTTGACACGCCACCTGCATTGTGTTATACTCCCATCCCTGACGGTAAGAAAGGAAACATGAAACTACCGAAGGGGTGTAACTGGTGTAAGTATAAGTTTAAATGTTATGCAGATTCTAATGATGGTAAAGGTCTACGAACCTTTAAATACTCCAATGGACGAACATACTTAACAGAGGTTGTAGTCGAACCTAAAGTAGAGGAACTACTATGAACGGAAGGAAAGCTAAGCGAATACGAGCGCACTCAAGTACTATATTTGTAGAGTGGTTTAAGACTTTAGTCACTGAAGAAGAAGGCCAGAAGATAAACACTAAAAACTATACAAACTATATGCCTGAGCAGACACACTTTATGGCTCACCGTACCATGCACCGCAACGCCTATCATCCTAAGTGGATAGGCAACAAGATACTGCGAGTGCTTAAAGCTAACCCTAAACGTGAAATAGAAAGTATTACTCTTGGAGAGATCAATTGAGTTTTGAAGAGATGATCATTGCTACAGGAAGTTACTTATACAATGCAGGTGGGTCTTCTAATTCTATTATAGATATAGAAGAAGATTTTCTTTACGACCTACAGATGTTAATAGAAGCAGAGCTAGAACGCAGAGAGGCAACCATCCATTGAAAAAGGTTAGGAAAGGTTTCCGCAAACCAAGAGCCGTTCGCCCAGTGGGAAAGGATCTTGTGCAGGGGTATGATTCTAACTGGGAGTATCAGTTACATACAGGAATCCTAGATGTCTGGAGCTTCCATACAGAAAAGGTTCCATATACAATTGACCACAACTACCACCCAGACTTCATCAAAGATATTGAAGGTAAGAAGATTTTACTTGAAGCTAAAGGAAGGTTCTGG